ATGAGTATCAAGATGTAAATCCTATTCAACATTATATTTTATCTAAATTAAAAAAATCTCAAATTATGGTTGTAGGAGATGATGCACAAGCTATTTATGCATTTAGAGGTAGTTCAGTAAATTTTATTTTAAATTTTCCAAAAGAATTTACACCTAATAAAATGTATTTATTAGAGAATAATTATCGTTCAACTAAACAAATTGTCCAATTTTTTCAAGATATTATAAAGAAAAATACAAATCAATATGAAAAAGATGTAGTTTCTGTTAATCCAAATGATGGATTAAAACCATTGATTGTTGGTTTTAAAAATAATAAAGAGAGAGACCAATGGATAATCAATGAAATTTTTAAAAATAAAAAGAATGAAATACCTTTATCAAAAATGGTTATATTATCAAGAAAAAATGATTCATTAGATAAAATAGAAATAGAATTAGTAAAACAGGGTATTACAGTAATAAAACATACTGGATTATCTATATTAGATAAATCCCATGTTAAAGATTTTTTAGCATTCTTAACTGTATTAGTAAATGATAAAAGTTCAATTCATTGGAAACGTATATTATCATTACAATTGGGTGTTAATTCGGCACATGAATTAATTGAGAAAAGTAGTCATTTAAATTTTCTAGAATCAATTAGAAAATTAAAAGATACACAAGTTTCATACGCTAATTATTTAAAAGAATTAGATGGATTATTTAATTTCTTAAAAAAAACAGGAATAGGTTCATTAAAAGATGTTGATAAAGGAAGATATATTTTATCTTATTTAGAAAAAATATGGGCATCTAAAAATAAATTTGATAGTCATTTGGAAGAAAAAGTAAGAGATATTAATTTATTATTAAGTTATTTATCTGGTTCCAATTTAAAACAATTTTTAAATGAATTATATTTAAATCAATCAATTGAAGCAAATTTAGATAATGCAATATATTTAACAACTATTCATGGTTCAAAAGGTTTAGAATGGGATTATGTTTATCTAATTGATGTAGATTCTGATAATTTTCCAAAGGTTAACCATGGATTTTTTAAATCAGAAGGTGAAGAAATGGAAGAAGAGAGAAGATTATTTTATGTAGCTTGTTCTCGTGCAAAATATAATTTAGTAATAACATATAATTATTGTTTGAATCCATCAGATTATTTAAGTATGTCACCATTTATTCGTGAAGTAGATACAAAATTATATACACCTATTGGTATGGATTATCAACCGTATCAAATGACAGGTGTGATATCACAAGATGTAAATAATTACTTGAAATATTTTGGTTTTTCTAAAATTTATCCATTTATTAAAAATTTAGAATGTACTAGAGAGAACATTCACAATAGTTTTGAAATTCCTAAATATTTAGATAAATTTAAATACAGTAGATTAGTAATTGGTAATTTTATTGATTTTTTAATTGCAAAAATGATTCAAATTAATTTTACAAAGAATGTTAAAAAATTTGAATTAAATATTGTTCATAAATTAGAAAAGTTTCCTCAAAAAATTCGTCAAAATTATATTGATGAATTAAATGATTGGCGAAATTTATTAGATGATATATTCTATATTAGTACATTTAATATTAAAGATGAAGGTGATATATTTGGTGAATTAAAAACATTATTAATTAATTCTGATATTTATTCTCATTATAATACCCTAATTGTAAATTTAACAAAATACATAAATAAACTTAAACCTACGGAAATTAATTCTCATTATAATGTATCTCATGCAAATATTAGAGGTGAAATAGATTTATTAGTTGATGATACTTTATTTGAAATAAAAACAAATCAATATGAAATAGCAACTACAGCAAATTTAACACAAACACTAATGTATGCTTATTTAGTACAGAAAAAAAATAAAAAAATAAATAATATAATTTTGTATAATCCATTAAGTGGAGAGGTTACAAAATTAAATACTGAAAATGTTAATTTCAAAGATATAGCGACTATTATTTATTCTGAATTTAAAAGTAAAACAAAATAAATTAATGGTCGCCAAATGAATCTAATAATATCCAAGGAGAATTTTTAGCCCAAAATGTTATTTCACTATCTTCTCCTTCTTTAGCATATATTGATGCAGATTGTGCTGGGTGACCTGACATTTTAAAAGTAAAATTACCCATTTTTTTAGAAGAACTATCGTAAGAACCATCAGGTTTTCTTAAACTATATCCATAAGATGCTACACAATTGAAACCTAATTTTTTTATTTCATTGATTGCATCTTCTTTAATACCTCCTCCTAAAAGTTTACGTAATTTTAAATATTTTAATTTATATTTTATTTTTTAACCAATAGAGCTTTATCAACTTCATCAACCTTAATTACTACAGTTGTATACATATTCTTAAAATAGTTACCGTTTAATAAACCTGGTCTATTTTTAAATAAATCATTTAATGCATTACCCTCGGAATCAAATAATCTGATGGTAATCTTATCTAACTTTCTTAAATCTCTTGGTAAAAATGATTCTTTAGGTTCTCCACTTAAATATAACCATTCTTTAGATTGTGTTGAAGGAAATAATACACCAAACATTTTATCTAATTGATTATCTGTAGCTGAAGATTTTACAGGAACAAAAGGATCTAATTCCATATAAAAGATTCTATCATCTAATAAATCTCTAGTACCAAAACCAAATAAAAACAAATTTAATGTTACACCACTTCCATAATCTGGTAATGAATCACCTAAAAATGTTCCTGATAATACAACATCACCGTCAACTTGTGTAAATTTTTTTAATTGAAAATAATAATTCTGATAAGTTGTAACTACAGGAAAACCAATATCAACACAATGTTGAAATCTAATAATATTAGAAGAATACATATTTTCAAATAATATAGCAGAAAGATTTTTTAATGTTACAGTTGTATCTGTTGAATCAATATTAGAATCGTTATAATTTATAGATTGAAATAAGTTAGAATAATAATTTCCTGAAATCATTTTTATTTGATCAGGTAGAATATTATCAAAATCTTGCGCTAATGTTATTTTATTATAATCAACACTTTCTATTGGATAAGGTATATTATTAATTGTTATATGATCAATAATTCTAGTATCTTTATATCTAAATCCACCACTATCACTAGCGAAAGCATCTGAATAATTTACTCCTGTTAAAACAATAGTATCTTTGGGATTAGTAAATTTAATATAACCAACTGATGCTGAATCAACAATAAATGTACCTGTTTTTTGAATTATTCCTGGATAACAAGAAGCATAATAAACTAGATTATCACTAATATCTTTCACTAAAGAAACACCATCAAAGTTTAAACCAATAGTTGTTGTAGGAATAAATCTTGGTATAATTACATCTGTTACTTCTAATTTTTTTATATCTTTATATTTATCATAAATTATAGCTTCTTTTCTATAACCAAGTTCTTTTTCATTACCACTTAAATCAAGAGTTCTTTGTCTGATATTCATATCAAATTTAACGTTAAAATCAAAAGGTGATGTACTTTGCGTATCTTTTGATGAAATTTTTAACCAATATTCTTTATCTATTTTATCACCAATGAAAGATTCAAGATTTTCTTGAAATGAAAAGTTTGCACTCATATTACAAAACTAGATAAAATAAATATAATAAAAAAACTGAAAATTAATTTAAATATTATTATATTATTCTATATAATGAATAGTTTAATTCTAGTAGATGCTTCCTACACCTCTTTTTATCGATTTTTTGCCACTCTTAGATGGTTTTCTATGAATCAACCTGATTTTTTCAAGGAAAAGAAATCAGATGTAAAATATGATTGGTCTGAAAATCTAATTTTTATAGAAAAATATGAAAAGATGTATTTAGAATCAATAATTAAGCTAGTAGGAAAGAAAGAATACAAAAATAGCAAAGTAATATTTTGTTTGGATTCACCTAAACAAACTTTATGGCGTTCAAAATTAGTTGACGATTATAAAGGCGACCGTGTTGATTTGGAACTTAAAAATAATTTTAAACCAACATTTAAATTAACTTATGAGAATTTTATACCAAAATTAATAAAAGAAAATGAAGGTAAAATATTTAGTATAAGATTAGAAAAATTAGAAGCAGATGATTTAATTGCATTAATTTGTAAAAAATATCAAACAGAAAAACCAGCAATGAAAATATATTTAATTTCAGGTGATCAAGATTTTTTACAATTAGGAAGAGAAAATTTAATATTTTTAAATTACAAAGCTAAGAAACCTATTATATTAACTTTAGATGAAGCTAAAGATGCTCTCAAAAAGAAAATATTAACAGGAGATTGCTCCGATAATATTTGTTCTATTTTTCCAAAAGATAAAAAAATATTATCTTTAAAAAGTAGAAAAGAGATTATGGAGAATGATGATAAATTAAAAGAATACTTGGATGAAAATCCAGAAATTAAGAAAAGATATGAATTAAATCAAAAGTTAATTAATTTTGATTATATTCCAAAAAATTTACAAGATGCATTTTATAAAAAATATAAAGAGATTATTATTTAATATTAAAATTTAATCAATCTTTCAAATAAACTAAAAGCACCTTTCTTTAATTCACTTAATAAATCTGGTTTAGATACAATATTAGTTTCTTCTTTTATATCATTACCTCCTATCAATTCAATAATTTTAGGTACAAATTCTATTTTACCACCTGTTAATTTTGATAATTCTTCATTTGCTTGTCCAATTATTTGACTACTAGTTAATCTATTATTTTCTTCTGCTTTTATTCTTGCAATCGCTGCTACTGTAGCAGCTACATCAGAATTAGACATTTTGGCAATATCACTTCTAGATATTATTCTTGACACTTTCTTCATATCTTCTTCACTTGGTTTTATTATTTCTAATCTTCTTTCAAATTCTGGAAGACCACTCTCTATAATTTTGCTTTCTCCAGATTCTGTTAATTTTCTTGGAAGTGGTCTGATTTTTACTTTACTCATTTTAGTTCTAGGAGATAATGTGTCTGATGATTCTTCTGATGAATCTGGCAAAGAAGATGTATCAGATGATTCTTCTGATGAAACTGGTAAAGAAGATGTGTCTGATGATTCTCCTAAGGATGATAAAGAAGACGTGTCTGATGAAACTGGTACCGAAGGTTTGCGTGATTTTCTTCTATTTCTAGAAGATGTTTCTGTTAGAGACTCTTGAGATGCTTGAGATGCTTGAGATGCTTGAGATGCTTGAGATGCTTGAGATGCTTGAGATGCTTGAGATGCTTGAGAACCTAAGTAAGCCGCAGTCCCTAAACCTGCAATAGCACCAACAGTACCTAATTCTA